CGCCGTTGATGTAGACGATCGTGCCGGCGACGAGGGTCGAGCCGGTCTGGTTGCGGACGTAGACCTCTAGGTTGCGGGCGTTGGCCGTGCCCGAGAGGAGTTCCTGCTGGACGAAGGCGGTGGTCGCCAGTTGGGTCGTCGAGGTGAGGGTAGCCGCCGTGGGGGCGGTCGGGACGCCAGTCAGGGCAGGGGAGGCCAGCGGGGCTTTGAGGTTCAGCGCCGTCTGGAGGTCGGTCTGGTTGGAGAGGGTGCCCGTGATGGTGCCCCACGCGCCACCCGAAGGGGTCGCCCAGACGGTATCGTAGGAGGTGTTGGTCGCCTTCTGGAGCACCTGCCCGGTCGTGCCGCCGTCAGGAACGCCCAAGCCAGGGACGCCGACCGATCCGTCCAGAGTGCCCGTGATGATGCCAGTGATGGTTCCAGTGACCGTGGACTGGTCGGCTGCGAACGTGCCGGAGATAGTCCCGAAGGTGCTCTCCGTAGAAGTGATGATCGCGTCGGGCATCGGTTAGGCCGTGACGGAGTCGATGACGTTGACGCGGAAGATTTCGGTCCGCGAGATGCTGGACGCGGAGAAGGCGAACTTGATGTCCCAGCGACCGCCGCCGATGGCCCAGGAGGACGTGTCCCCGGTGTAGGCCACCGTGAAGGACAGGCCGTCGCCCGCCTTGGTGACGGTCAGGGGGTACTGGTTGAACTGCTTGTCCTCGAAGGTCGAGGTGATGGTCGTCGTCAGGAGGTTGGCCGGACCAGACGCACCCGGCGTCCAAGTGAAGACGCAGGCGAAGGAGTTACCCCTCGAGATGGTTACGGTGTTGGAACAGCTCATCGGGTCTACTCTTGCCCCGATTGGAAGGGGGGTCAGGTGATGGGGTCGAACAGGCCGATGTCGACTATCGTATAGGTCGTAAGCGGTGAAAGAGCCTGATAATCTGGCGGCACGAAGGCGTCCGACGTAATGGTGTAGACCTCTGCCGAGTCGTTCTCGACATCCTCCCCGATTAGTGTCGCATGATACCTGTCGTCGAAGTTCTGAGCCGCCAGATAGAAGTCGGTCGCATCAATCCGCATGGTCAGGTCGGCGACGGTCAGGATTGAGGTCAGTCCTGTTTTTAGCAGGCCATTCCCCTCCTTTGTCTTAAATGCGTTAATATAATCCCAGTAGACCACGTTGCCATCATACCTTGAAGGGTTGGTGTTCTGAATGACGGCCCCACGAAGCCTTGCCCAGGTATTCACCCCGATGACGTTATCTCCGATGACGTAGCCCATCAGATGCGGGCGTAGTAATACTGCGCCGTGTCGGTGCCAAGTTTGATGCGGTCAGCCCAGAGGGAAGAACTCACGTCCTGATAATTGGTGATTACGTTCGTCCCGCTGATCGAGCCGTGCGCAAGCAGGATATAGGCTTCGGTATCGGTGTCGGTCTGGACGGTCCCGACAGAGATGATGCGCGGATACCGGGCAGAGGTCGTGTCGTCCGAAGGGTATTGGCTGCTCGTGCCATCAGGCCCTGTGCGGAGATAGATGTAATAGAGGCCAGCGGAGGTCGTGATGACGCCTTCAGGTGGGTCTGGGATGCCAGAGGTCAGCCGGTCCAGTTTGATCCATGAGCCAGGGTCGTCTTCAAGTTGCGGGACGAGGTTGTTGATGGTGCCGACGTAGACCTTGTAGAAGGCCGTGTTTGTCGCGGTGTCATACCTCAGTCCGTAAACCTGTAATGGGTGCAGCCCTAGCGCACCCTGATTGAACGCGGCGAAAGGGTCTTCCGTGTTCAAAGTGAAGCCATAGCCGCTGGAGCTAAAGCCGTATCCCGAGCCTGGCTGGATGTTGCTCATGCGCGCACGTAGACTTCCGCAGGGTAGCCCTCGCGGTTGAAGCGCAGCTCGTAATTGATTTTGAAGATTTTTGGGGTGCCTCCAGGTTGGACACAGTAATCCTCAAATGAGACTTGCGAAAGCATCAAGGTGTCTCGGGTTGCGCCTTTGACTGTGGCAGTCCATGAAGTGCCAATATGATCGGGCAGAAGTTTGGTTCCGCTGAACGAGTTGGTCTGACTTGTCTTGCCAACGGCATCACGAAGCGATGTCACCACGCCTGCGCTGTTAGTGTAGATGCAGCCAGCGAAGGAGGTCGTTGGGGCGAGATACTGATTCTTGCCGTAGAAGTACTGCTTGTCTGCGGCGGATGAGTCGAGAAATCCTACGAAGCCTCCGGCGTTCGTCGCCGTGCCTTTGAAGTGAGCGCCAAATACGCCGCCTACCCTGTAGTCCGGGTTGATGGTCGAGGTCGTGAAGGTCGTACCGTTCCCGGCGATGGCCGTCGAAAAGCCAGTAGCAGGGCCGAAGAAGTTGGGGTGGGTCGTGATGTGCTCAGAGGTCAGTCCGTGCGAGGCTGTGACGTTCGGAAGGGTCGTGCTTCCGACTGCGCTATTGATGCCAACATAATCGACGGTAAGTTCGTCAATCTCTAGGGTATTACGCTTAAGGGTGAACTTGTGGACGAAAAGGTCGGAGTATTGCGGATGGACCTGACCGCCGACGATGGCCGTGCCGCCGACTGATTGGTCTACCTGATAGAAAGTCTTGGCAGTAAGCAGGCCGTAGCCGTCAGTCTCGTAAGTCGAGCCTGGTTGGACGAATTTAGTGGTTAGAAGGTTGCCTTGTTTTACGAGTGCCATGATTATTTGTTCTTAGTTAGAAGGGCGGCGCGGGAGGGCGAAGCGTTGGCCGGGGTCTGGGGCGTGGCGCCTGAAGCGGTCACGTCGACGGAGGGGGCGGAAGCGGCCTTGCCGGCGATGGTCTGGAGGCAGGCCAGTTGTTCGCGGGCGATGACCTGCTGCTCTTGCAGGGCGGTCACGACCGGGTTGGCGCCGACGCCGATCACGTTGCCGGACACGGAACTTGGCATAGACAATCCTTCTTTGCCTACTTGCTTGGCGGCCTTGAGCTTAGCCTCTTCCTCTTCCTTGCGGATGAGTTCGGCTGCGAGCTTCTGTTTGCGCTGGGTATCTTCCCATTTAATCATGGGGTCTTCAGGGGCGTCTTTGGCAAGGATGGCCTGCACTGCGTCTTGAATGTCTTTCTGCTTGTTAAAAGCGACTCTCCCCAGACCCATTGGGTCACTCATGGATTTAAACTGTAGCTCCTTGAGCATGGCCTGTCCGCGAGGATCGTTTTCTAGGAATTGCTGAGTGGTCGTTTCTCGCTGAATCCTAGCGTCTTCCTCCTTTTTTTTGCTCTGGTTTTCTCTTTCGGTCTTTCTAGCCCAATACCTGTCTTCAGCCGACATGAGTTCGTTAGTTCCATCGATGGCTGCTTTGTTGGCTTCGTCTCGCTTCCTTTCGTTGTCGGCAATCATTTTGCCAATTAAAGCCAGAGCACCAGTGACCAACGCCATGGGTCCAAGGAAGGACAGGAAGATGTCCTTGAATGAAGTGCTAAACTTTTTGCCAATGTCCTCGACTTGCTTGGCAAGTCCAGTCGTAGCCGACTTGGCTTTATCGACGGCCTGCGGGACGTCGGAGGTCGTCTTGATGTTAAGCTCCAGGGATTGTGCCATTGTCGGTTTCCTTTGCAGGATTGGAAGCAGACGCGGCGGCCTGCTCCCGGGCAAGTTCCTCGGCCATGAAGGCTTCCTCGTCCGGGGACATGATCGCCACGTCGGCACCCTTGCTGATGGCCAGGGCGGAGTTAAGCCAGATGGCCTGACACTCCGGCATTTCCCAAGCCCGCTTCTCATCGATGCCAGAGACAATTAGGTTGGCCACGATGGATAGGGGCCACGGAACACCCTTGTCGCCCCCGCCTGACTTGGTCTTGTTCTGCTCCCAGAATTTTGGCCAGTCCTGGACGAGGATGTAGCCGGCGAAGGCTTCCAGCAGGCGCTCGAACTTGGCAGGGTTGTGCTGAAGGTTATGAATCCTTATTCTATCTATCCAACCAAAGTCACCTAGCTGCTCTTCGGCGCATACCTGACAGGCGAAGATAAGATCGGCAGGTGTGACACCGCGAGAGCCAGTCACAAGGGGCGACTCGCAGGCCATCAGCCGCACCCGATACTTAAGGCACCAAGGATAAAGCGAACGACCCAGCAGCCGAAAGGGCGCCGGGTCGATATAGGCATTTAAGAAGCGTCGGTCCACTTCCTTGATGCTACCCCCTTTGCGGGGAAGTCAATTACGCGTAGGAGATGCCTTCGAAGTCGACCGCAGTGATGGAAACTGAGGTGAAACCTTGGCTGGTGCCCTTATCGTCGACCTTCGTGATGACTCCCACGAAACTGGCAGAAGCCGAGCCAGCCGGATAGGCCGAAAGGGTGTTGACCGTGAAGCTGAGCGTGGCACCGAGCACAGGGACGGCGGTCGTTTTGCAGACCCCCTCGATGGTAATCTCGGACTTACGATCGTCCAGTCGGTGAGTGACCGTGATGCCGGACTCATTGACGACCATGGCTTCCGCGTTGAAGGAGGACGAGAGGCTGTAGCTCTGCACGAAGAGGTTAGAGACAGTGCCTGCAATTCCGTAGATGCAGGTCGTTCCGTTAGAGATGGCGGCCATTTGAATATGCGGGCTTTGGAATGATTACGCGGCAGGCAGGACGACAAGCACGTCAAAGGAGAAAGCCGTCGCCCAGGAGCGTTCGTCGATGCCCTCGTCTTCCGACCCGATCGTGACGTCATAGCAGGACGCATCCCCGCTGGCCGTGAAGGCCGCCTTGATGCTGGTCAGGTCACGCATATTGCCGGACAGGGCGGCGCAGCGCAACCGGTGGTCGGCGAGGGTCGTGTCGTCGGCGTTGGAGAAAAGGGTGATGCGGACGGAGCAGGAGTAGTTACCCAAGCCTTCGGGCAGATCTCCAGGAGCCCTGGCCGAGTCGCAGAGGACCACGGCCTTGGGCAGGGTCTGGGTCGCGGCGCTGTCCCCGGTTAGGAACGTGACGGTGGTCAGCCCGGTCTGGGTCGAGAGGTAGGTCGCGACAGTGGACTCGACGATGTGCCGGATGCTCTTGGTGCCCATTTCCTTTGCCCGTTATGGGAGGTTTAACGGATTTGACCGTTGTTAAAGTTGCCAGCGTCTCGCTTAAGCATCTGTTCCGCGTCTGCCTCCATGCGAAGCATTGCCGTGGTATACACTAGCCCAAGGACATTGTTTTTTGAAGCCTTCTGATCTGCGTTGCCGATTGAGTTTCCGAACCTAAGCATGACGGCTTTTTCGGACTTGTAGATCGTGTGAAAGTTATTGCCGGGAAACTTCTTCACATAGCCAGCCACGCCCTTGCGACCAAAGTTTTGGTCGACGCCTTTCTTCTTAGGCTTAGGCAGGGCCTGCATTACATTCCACCAGCCCGACTTGAGTTTGCCGACTTCAGCCTGGCGCTCCTTGATATAAGCCTTCAGGTCGGCCTTGGAGTCGACGAGGAACCTGCCCATGTAGTCGCCGCGGCCCTTATCAATCTTGGTCTTCCCTTGGCGGGTTAGGCGCTTGAAGCGGTTATGTACCGGGCGAAGGTCCGTGACCGTGGCGTTGCCGGGTTGCCCGCTGGACTGGTTGAAGAAGTTCTGGGCCTTGCGGTAAGCCCGCAGGGTGTCGGAGTCGGCCACGATCTTGTTCGGGATGATGGCGTCGAACTGGATGGCCTTGTCGTTGGCGGCCTGCATGGCCTTCGTGAACTCACCGAAGTTCCGACGCTTCGCAGCTGAAGCAAGGTTGTTAAGGAGCATTGCACCAGCGGCCTTGACCTTGTCGTTCTTAGCCACGAACAGGGAGTTGATGTCACGGTCGACGGCCCGCTTGCCCACTAGCTCAGCCTGCTTGGTTTCCCCTTTACCGCCGCCGTCTGCAAATGGAGGCGTAAAAGTGATAGCGTCGCGGCACATCAGAGCGGCCTCACGCAGGGCAGCGTACTCGATGGTAAAGCCGACCTCCTGGGCGAAGGCGGTCAGCGCTCGGTTGAAGCTGATTACGTTGTTATGGACCAGCCCCATCGGTCACTGGTTGTCGTCGATGACGACCAGCGTCACCCACGCGGAACCGGGCTTGTAGGTCTGGGTCGTGATGCGGACGGTCTTCCCGCCGGCCACGATCTTCTTGCCCTGGGCTAGGGACGGGATGACGGCACCCGAGGCGATGATGGCAGCCGATGCCCCAATAGACCCGTCTGGCTGGCTCCAGGAGGCCGTTACAGCGGGGAGCCTGACACTATACTGGGTCCGCTCCATATACCCCCCTGATTCGAGCACAG